ATGTTGACAGATTCCAAAAAACTAGCATAACTCGACTTGATAACTTTTCCTTTTATCAATCTTCCGGCCGTCACATGGTGGCACTCATCAACAATAACCACATCAAAGTTTTTGAACTGGGCCGGTTCAAGTTGATGAAGTGTTTGGATAGTGGCAACGACTATACACTCTTGTTCTATCTGTTGTGGATATAATGATTTCCCACCACCTAGCATTAGAACATTTTTCAATCCAAGTGCATTGAACTCATCGTATGTTTGGGTTAGCAAATCAAGAGTGTGGCAAAGAAATAAAATTCGTGCCAGAGGAAATGTGGCACATATACCAGCCGCTACAACAGTCTTACCACTTCCGGTTGGTGCTTTGATTATGCCTCTTTGCAAAGTGCACGCTTGGTAAATTGCCTTTGATTGGTCTGGCCTTAATGTTATGCCTGTTAATGATATGGTGGGTTGTGCCAGAAATCGGGTTGATTTTGTAGAGTTCATTTCTACCGGAATATTTTTGTTGTTGCAGTAATCTATAACTCTGCTCAATAATCCGGTTAGAAATTTATGACTCTTAATCATCGTGTCGTCGACGACATCTTTGTTCATTCCGAAATTCCCACGCGTAAATATTTCTCTTTTAAATCGGCATGAGTCTCTTATTTTATCGTGGTCGTCTCTGTTAAATGAACAAAAGACATTACCATAATCAATGTTCATAAATTCTCCAATTGTGTTGTATAGGTTGCTACTTCATTTATGACTCGATTGTATTTTTTATCCGGCCACTTGAAATATCTTTTAATAGCAGACAACCCTATTGTCTCTTTTTTGTTCTTGTACCCCATGGCCTCTAAAATTTCCTGTGGGCACTCGGTAATGATTTCAACAACCTGTTGTGCTTCTTTTGACAGGAGAGTTAATATCACATGTCGTTCTTTTTCGGCGAGCAAGGCTTCCGGATCTTCAAAATTTACCAGCTCTTTTGGCAGTGCCTTAAAATCTTGTTCTTTAGACTCGAACGATTGCATGGGTACATAGTTGTTACTATCGAGTGCGGTAATTGCATCATCAACCCATTTTTTCTCTGCCATATCAGTCTCCCTTGAAATTGATTTGTAGTTTAATTGGACTAATATATAGTAAAATATCCCAACCAAGCGAGCAATTATCGCAATATTCAAACCTTATGTTATATGTGTATTTTTTGGTTATCCTTGCGATGCAAACTTCTGGTGAGCATTGGAAATAATGTTTTTCGCAGAAAAATAAATTGTTCAGTTCAAATTCACTACACGATTCTGAATAAAAATCTATGTTGCGTTTGCAGACCGAACAATATCTGGTCGACCCTTCCTTTACTCTGTGGTGAGAATTCCAGAAGACTTTGCATAAACCGCATGGTGGTTCTATCTGTCGTTTTTTCTTAATGAGCTTTTTATGATCATCTTTTTTACGTTTTGCCATATCAAACCCCCTCTGGTTTTTCCATGCCATTATCAATTGCCCATTGCACCAAAATTTCTGATGCTAGTCTTGCCGGTGCTATACGAGGGTATCGTTCTTCTGCTTTTTGTTTCAGGAACTTTGCTACTTCAACAGGAATGTAAGTGCCTTGCTGTACCATTGTCTTTGTCTTCTCTTTTTTCATTGTAGTCTCCTTTTTTAACTGTTTAGTTTTGTATTTTTAATGCTTGTGGAAATTTGGAACGAGGGTAAATCATCCACTATAAAATTTACTACACCTATCATTAAATCCTCAGAACAAGATAGGCTTAAAAAATTCTCCCCTTTCTTGTCTTTGTAGGCGATGATAATCTCTTCGACATTATTTTTTTCATCTATGAGATTGTTGATAATTTGTTGTACTGTATCCTTTTTTATTTCACCCATTTGTTTCTCCTTTATTTTCTTTTTCAAATTTCTTTTGAGCCTCCTTAATCAGTTTATACATTGGGAAAAGGGTTTCCATGAGGAACCTCATATCGGCAATATTGGATGGTTCCCTTTTGGTTTTTGGAACTTTTTCCATTGCCTGAACAGCCACATACAGTGCCTGACTTATAATATATAAGCCTCTTCCGCTACCAGCAAATTCAATAGCCTCTCTTCTTTTTTCTTGCTCCATTAATTCCCCGACTGTGCTTTTTTTAATTGGCATAACTTCCTCCTAATCCAGCATCCATTGTTGTTTTAATTCTTCCAGAGTTGAAAAGGACTCCAGCTTACTTGGTAAGAAGGACATAATCTCACACGTTCCGACATGATATTTCCCTTCAGATTCTCCTAAGTAAATTCCAAAATCGTGATTCACAAAATTCTCAGAATTCTTTCCACATCGTTTGACACGCAATCCAACTGTTGCCTGATCTCCAAAATCAAATTCAGAAACTGGATTACGCTTTATTCCCCAAAGGGAAGAGTTACAAATAACTTTTGCTAAATTTGTGTCCATATATCTACCTCCTTTGACCTAATTATCAAACATTGTCGCAATAGGATTTTATTTTGTCCTTTTCGGCGAAGGGTGCCGGTGTATAATTGTAATGCAATTCCCCTTTTTTGTCAAACCACTTTAATGAAGAAGGACCGCCTCCGGGTGATTGTGATCTGTACAGAAAAGAAAATCCTTTATATTTCCCTTTAATTGTAAATTGTGGTCTGTCCCCCCAGCCTTTTATAGTAATTTCTGCAGAAGACCAATCCCATTTAATCCAATTGAACGCCCTTTCAAGATTGCTTTTTCTAGTTTCTGTGATTATAGGATCTTTCATTTTTATTTCTCCTTTTCATAAAGAGGGAGCGGACCCCGCTCCCTCTTGGTTAGTGGATTAGAAATCAATTGCCCTTCTGGTTTCGACATCAGGCAGTGCTTTGATTTCAGCTGTCAATGCACTTATGGCCTTGTGAAACTTGGCTCTCTGTGCTTCATTATCACGAAGCATATCGGCCGACATACCCTTAATACCCGCTTTAACTTTTTTCAGTGTTGCCTGCAGGTCGGCACGATCAATAAACCCGCTGTAGGTCGAATCAACCTGTTCCAAAAATTTCTGCAGGTTATTGAAGGTGCGTTGATTCATCTTGCCATCTTTTGATTGACGTTTAAGCCTCAAGGTCAAATCAGATAAGGATTGGTATATGATCCCCACTACTTCCTGTTTCATGGCAGTAATCGTTTGCCTGAACTTTTCCATTTCCTTCTTATACTGCTCTGAAGAAATCAGCGGGTTTTTATCAGGAGCAGAAATTTTCAGGAACTGGTACTCGAAATAAAACCGGTTTGCCAGTTGGCTTTTGTCCAGATATTTGCCTTGTGCTCTGGAGTAATAATCAGGGTATTTTTTGGCAAAGGACTCTTTGGCGGTTTCATAGTCTTCCAAAACTTCCTTAACCAAATCCACGCGAGATTTTTTTCTCTCATCCAGATACTCAATGATGAAATCTATTTTGTCGTATGACAGGAAATAAATTCCGTCAATCGGAAAAGGAACCGACATCTCTTTAACATAATTTCGTGTGACCCCATCATACTTGCCGATCCCGTCCAACTTTTCTTTGAAGGATTTCTCGAAAAGGTCGTGCACTCCACGCACGATTTCTTTCGGCAGGTCTTTGAGCTGGTCTTCGGAAAGTTTTTTGCGTCCCGCATATCCACCCATGTTCAAACTAATCAGCATCCCTTTTTCAAAAATGTTGTTCTCATTAATAGTTGTACTCATAATCTTCATCCTCTCTTTCTTTTTATTGTTATTTCTGGTTAACAAATTTCTTCAAAGATTCACCCATCCGCTGCCCATCGAACTCATAATAGGCAGGGGTCAACTCGGTATCGGTTACCTTACCCAACGCGTCCTCTAAAAATTTGGAAGCCTGCATGCAAGCCTTCCCTTTAAAGCCTTTTGTTTCTAACTTTGTTTTCCCGTCAATGTCGACTGTCAAAATAATCTCTTTCATTTTACACCCCCACACTAATATGTAATTGAATTTTGTTATCAAGTTTATGCTCACGGACTGAGTAGCCCTTCTTAATGGCTTCTGCTTTTCCAACTTCCAAAGTATAAGCCTGCTTAAACAACCCGCCAAGCTGTCCAATTTGCTGAGTGACTGCCCTATCATAATAATCGACCTGAAGGGTATACCCTTTGCGGTCGCCATTCTTCAGAACGCCAATCTCATACTTGGCGTTAGGAACCTGTATGGCATGATCGCACTTTTCAGGAGTGCGACCATACCATGTAAATGTTTTCTGGTCTTGCTTCCAGACCAACCCCAACCGCTTACAGGTGAGTTTCAGTGCTGTAAGATTTTTGATTTCAAGCTCTATTGTCTGAATATGTGACATATTATATCCTCCCTTACATTGCTAATGTTCGTTTTAAAGGTGTATTAACTTTTACTTGCTGTTTCCTGCTGGCCGGAACTGTCCTACCTTCTTTCCACTTGCGAAGGTAATCAATTTCCTTCTCCATTGTTTTAGAAACCGGAATGATTAACTCGTCTGCTTGATTGACCGGTTTCTGTAAAGATATTTTCTTGGCGGCGAGTTTACACCAAGTCTTGATTTCCGCTCCCGACCAACTGGTCATGTTTGCCGGTTGCCACTTTGAGGGGATATCATAAACTTTCTGGTAGTGCTTTAAAATTGCCTCTTGCTCTTGCCGATTAGGAAGATCGACAAAGAGAGGGGCACAATCCCACCTCTCTGCTCTGACATAAGCGGCAGGAAGACGCTCAATGTCATTACATGATGCAACCAAGTAGATACCTTTGGGTCTTGCATCCGACAGGAACTTTAAGAATTGTGCGTTGGAACGATCAGTCGTTCCTCCATCCCTTGCTCCACCCTGCCCGCCAGCACCACTTGTGCCTGCCAGCCCCTTTTCTATTTCATCAACAAAAACAATGGTGGGTGCCGAAGGGTTGGCGTTCGCCGCAATCACGTCCAGCGCTTTCTTCATGGCTTTTTCTGCCTGTCCGACTAGGCCGTCGCCCATAAGCTGGGCAAACTCGATTTCAATAATCAACCGGTTGTAGTAAGCAGCAAGAGCCTGACAGAAATGAGTCTTGCCAACGCCGGCAGGTCCAAGCAACAAAATACCTTTGGCGTCAGGATCGTTGATCCACTCATCAACGATCTCTTTGGCAATTTCAAAACCTTTTAGGTCTTCCAACTTTGCGTCATATTTGCGAATGGAAAGACCGGGGGTGTTATTGATTTCTGCCGACCTCAAATCTTCGACTGTGGCCGGATCAAAGACGCCTTGGTTCTTGACGATGCTGTAGGAAAAGACCTTGATTATTTCGTCATGCGTCAGCCCTTTAGCTCCGCCAATAATTCTTAACTTTTCCTTCTCGGTCGGCGTTTTAAACTTTGGGTTGGCCTTTGCCGACTCGACGATGAAATTGAAAATCGACTCAATTTCTTTTTCATCTGGCAGTGCAAATTCAACTTGGGCAAAATCCCTTTTCAATGGCTCTGGGATTGCCTTATCGTAAGGTGCATTGCTTACGATAATCAGAACTTTTCTGCCTTCAGGCGAACTGAATTTATTGGATCTGTTCATGAGCCACGACACCATGGCCTTATTGAAATTGTTATACTCGTCGATTAGAAACCAGTTCATGTTTTTGGCGATTAAGATCCGCCCGATTGGAACCGCATCAATTCCCTCTTGCACGAACTCCAACTCGCTCAGGATTTCTTCCGGATTTCTGAACTGGCTCTCTCCCGCTTCATTTGTTACTTCAAAATCCCATACTTTGGTCTGATAACCAAGACCATTTTTGTTTTTGTCATAATACTCTGTCAACTGTCTGTCGAGTTGCTTAACAATTTTGTTGACTTCCAGAGTCTCACAATAAAAATACGAGTACCCTGCTTTAATCCCTGCAATCAGTTCATTAATTCCTCTCATTTTGTTTCTCCTCTCTATTTAATATTTTAGTGTTTGTTGACCTGTGTACAATTCTGTTGAAAAGATACCGCCTCGGATACTGCCTCCAGTACACTATCCATGACTGCTTCTGCAATCTTGGGGTTGTCTGCCATGATGGCAAAGACCAAATCATGAAGAAATTCATCATCAACCTTTCCGAAAATCTTTATTCCTTTTTTGCCTGCTGTTGCAAAAAGATAGTTGATGTCTTCAATGCAATTCGTGTCTTCAAACTGTTTGACTTCTTCTACATCTTGTTTTGTCATTTTCATTTTATATTCTCCTCATTGATGGTTGATAGATTTAGGAAACCAATACGCCTGCAATTATGAACCCGATAGCAATACCAATTGTTACCCATCCTACGATTTTTATTGCAAGCCCGATTTGTTCTTCTGTCATTTTGTCAAATATTTTTTTCATGCCTTATTCCTTAATCAGCAGGTCATAAATCTGTTTCAACTTTTTCATATCGGTTATGACCGGCAAATAGGAAATGGTAAATCCTTTGACTGTTTCTCCATTGACTGTTTTAGAAGACTCGGTGAATCTCAAGCAACCATAATACCCATCTTCTGAATATTTTTTATCAATGAAATGTTCTGTATAATATCCGTCGCCCCTCCTACCGGAATAGCCTCTGCTGTGCCACTCTTTTTTAGCTTCAACTTCAATTCCGAGTGCAGCTTCAAGAGTTTGTTTTGCGTCTTTGATATTTTTCATTTTCTCTTTGGCCGATTTAACCAATGCCTTTTCCCACTTGATGGCATCCTCAAGAGTCTCTATCATCTTTTCAATCTTTTTCGATTTGGTGATTTTGGTAACTCTTCTTCCATCATCAACATTTTTGCAACCGGTTATTTTAATCCAACCATGATAGTCATAGTCAATAGTAAACTCACTATTGTCTGTTTCAACCAGTAGCTTAATACTGCCATTGTTGTTAATGAAATCTTCTCTCTTGATAGAGGATGATACTTTATAATCTCTTGCTTTCAAGGCAGGTATCAACTGTTTTAAAAACATGTTATTGTCATACTCATGTGCTCTTTTAACTTTTGCTTCGGCAATTTTTCTCTCATCTTCCAGTTTCTTGAAAAATAGTTTTGCTTCGGCAATGATCTCCATATTGTCAATTTCAATATCCAGCACTTTAAATATTTCAAAGTCGGTTTGAACTTTTGCCTGACTGTCAACGACTTCATCGCCGGTTATGAACCGCCAATTGAGCGTGCCAACATTTTCATGGTTCCACGAGTCCTGAAATGTCATCTCGGCTTTCTTGTTGTAAATTTCGCAATTGGCAGTTATCTGTGCATAAGAAAATCTTCTGTTGGTTTCTTCTACAACTCTAAATTCGCCAGTTCTTTTTACGATTGTCTTTTCCATAATTTATTCCTCTCTTTTTTGTATGGTTTAGTTGTTAAGCATTTTTGTCGTCGATTGGTTCTTGGCAGATATCGCAATAATAAACCCAAACAGCATTTTTAAAATCATATACTTGTTTATAGGTTTTCGTTCCACAGCAACATGTTTTTGGTTTTTCAACTCTTCTTGTTTTCATGCTCTCTCCTTTTATCTCTTTTAATATTGATGCCAGAAAATCTTTGATGGTCATATTGCCATCCTCTTTACCAAGGTTGTGTAGTGATTGATTATAGATGTCCTCATACGAGTCATTACATTTGTCGATTTCATTTAGAAGTGTCTGTAATGTCATGATGAAATCCTCCTCTTAAATAGTCTCGAGTAATTCACTTTGGGTTGTTTCGTATGTCTTAATCCAATGGCCATTGTTGGGTACTTCAGCATCATACCCCTCAAAGCACTCTTCAAATCTCCCACATCCGATGTACCGAATAGAACGCCCTTCATTATTTAGGTCAACCCATTTGCCTTTTTGCCGTCTTGCCTTCTTGATAATCTCCACTAGTTTCATTATTTGTTCTCCTTTATTTTGTTGAGCCGTTTCATTCTGAGTTCATGTTCGGTTGTCTGGAGAGGGCATCCGTAGCAGTGATAAGTTTCTCTCAACAACCAATCCAAACTTCTGCAACAGAAACTATTGCCCTCAATAATATTGAGGCATACAATAACTGTTCCTTGTTCCATATTGAGTCCTCCTTTATTTATGTTTAGTGTTCTATGAGATGCCGCATCGCTACGGCACTCGAACAACACTAATCATTAACTACCAAAAGCTTCATGCCTTCTTCACTCTTGAAATTCCATCCAGCAATTTCATTATCATTGGTGATGTCAACCTCTGTGGGCATGAACAACATCATGATTCCGGTTTTTCCCGACTTGAGCCAGAATCCGGTATCACAGGCGTCGTTGTAAATTTGCTGATTGAGTTGACTTATGTCTTTGATTGGTAGGGAGCTTATGTCTTGACTAAATGAATTTGTTTCTTTGTGATAGTAGAAGTATTTTGATCTCAATATCGTTGCTGGGCGAAGATTATGTTTCTGTTGCAAGTTTGTGACTATCATAATTTGTCCTCCTGATAAATGTCAATCCCGCCGACCAATACTTTTTCCGTCACTTTTCGACCCTCTCGGAAAAATAAAGTCAGTTTGGCAGGCGGAAAAATAATTGCTCCATATTTCATGGTGCAAAATGATTCATGGTTGAACTCCCTGACTGCTTGCTCTACAGGCAAGCACGCTGGCGATCCGCAACTCCCCGGTTCAAAATATGCAAATGATCTCATCATAATTTTGTCCTCCCTTTTTTAATGGTATTAAAATTTTACTCCGTGGCCGATTTTTTCCCACCTTGATACTTCAACAATGTATTTCGGTTCAGGAAATTTTTCTTTCAACAGGTTAAAAAGTTGTTTGGCTTTAAGTTCAGTAGTGAGTGATCTTTCAGCTGTGGCAAATAAATGGTCGTAATAACCTTTGCCACCATCCGGAACAAATACCGCAACATTGATTTCATAATACATAATTGTCTCCTTTTTCTTTTAACTTATTTCAGATTAGTTTTCCCAACGCCGGCAGGTGCAACCAACCAGATGTTATTGATCGGCCAACCTTTTGCCTTTGCGAACTCCTCAGCCAACTGTCCTTTGGTCTTTTTAGTTCCGGTAGGGTTCTGAGTATTGGCGTAACAGATATCGCAAAAGTACTCATCTCCTTCTTTGTGTGCATCTTTCTTGAAAAGAGGTGTCAGGCAATTAGAACAATTTATTTTATTTTTCATTATTTGTCCTCCTTTTGATTTTGCAGTAGACAATTTTTTTCTCACGATTGCTACTTCCATAATTCACGCAAGTGGCACACTTAACCGATCCGACCATTGCATTGAATCCGAAGGGGCAATAGGTAATGCAACCTCTTGTGTCATTAGTTTCAAATGCGACTTTTTCTCTCATTTATTTGTCCTCCTTCTGGTTGTTATTTTGATTGAACTTTTTTTGCACTCTTCCACCCTTTTGTTTTAAGTGCCGATAAAAAAGACCGCAATGCAGTAAGCCATCAATCAAGATGTCGCACATTGGTCTTTTTAATCACAGGGCCATAACTGATTTCGTTTCCCTATTTACCAAAAGCATCAAATGCCCCAAGGTCGTTGTCCCTGTCCGTCCCGCGGATAGCGCCATGAAATTTTCCATTATGTGTTATGATTCTCACGAAATGATAACAATGGATACGATGCTCACGCATGGTAAAGATTTCATCGCCCCAAAAGGAAAAGCACGACTCTCACGAGTGGTATCCTTTTGACAACTATGAACGCTAGAATAAATATGGTGTTCAGTCACCACGGCTTTTTGGCCGAAGTTCGTAGCTCTCTGCAAGCCCTCTATCTCGCGATAGTGGTCAGGCAACCCTACGTTTCAGGTTCTCTTCTCTGGGGTGCACTAGGGTTTCTTGCCCATGAGCACCGCTACCTTTTTACAAAATTAAAAAGGTTGTAAAAAATTCCTAGTCAAAAATTTTTCAGGATGGAAAAAATTTTTTTCGGTATGTAAATATTTTTTCGGTTCAGATATGGCTTTTGATTGACGCCAAACCTCTCGACCTCCCCCATGCACGTTTGCCTTTAAACTGTCGCCAGCAGGTTTCTTGTGGGATCTAGTCACTCAAGGTTTATGATTCCCTTTGCCGTCCAAATATTTAATTTATCAAAGAACCAATATAATTATATAGATATATATAAAAAAATAAAGCTTTTTTTTTAATATTTTTTAACAATGTATTCAATAGGTTAGCCTATTTTGGGCAATATTTTCATCAATAAAACCAATAAGATAGAACGGTATATTTACCTGTTATCAAGCAAAACAGGAAATATCAAAAAAATATTGTATCGTAACAGATTGGAAATACTACCGTTTTCAAGACGGTATTTAAACCGGTCAAAAAACACGCTTTAAAACCACTATAGGTATAAGGATTTGTCAATAATGGCGTAGCCCTGCGCTCAATCAGGCATGAACAATAAACCCGGCGCAATCCCCTTTCTTTAGATATGGGGTCAAGCCGGGGAAAAGGAAGCAATACAATAACAACATGATACAACGGCAATTAAAACTTAAACTTACAAAACATCAAGAGTCCACTCTCTTAGAGTGGTTGCCGATGTTGACCTCCATCTGGAACTGGGGAGTCAGAAAGATAGAGCTGGATGCCAAGGATGGTTTTTATTATACCCCGAAGGCATTTCAGAATCTTTTGCCCAATATCAGCCAAAGGATGGGAATGCCGAGCCATACTATTCAGGGCATGTTGTCGCTGGCTCACCAATCGTGGCAACGCTGCTTCAGGAAACTGGCCAAGAAGCCGCGCCTTAAGGGTCACCGGAACAGGCTTAACAGCATACCGTTTCCCGATCCGCTGCGCCCTCCTCTTAACAACAAAATCAAGGTCCCGGGGTTAGGTGCGGTTAAATACCACAAGCAGGAAATCCCCGCCGGGAAAATCAAGTGCGGCAGGATTATTAAAAGGGCTTCGGGCTGGTATTTGTGTCTGTTTATTGATGCCGCTCCGGCAGAGATACTGCGTGTTGGAAATGGCATGATCGGGATTGACCCCGGCTATAATCATTTAATCACCACCTCGGCAGGCGCAAAGAAAGATCACCCGAAAGAGCTTCAGAACAATATCAAGCGTATCGGGCAAGCCCAACGGGGGATTAACCGAAAGCTGACGGCAAGGCTGCACGAACGAATCAGCAACCAGCGGAAAGACCGTAACCACAAACTGTCACGGGAGTTGGTTTCGGAAAACAAATTAATCGTTTTCAGCAAAGACAATCTGCGCGGCCTGAGCCGCTGCGGGTTTGGGAAGTCCGTTACAGCAGCAGCGCACGGACAGCTTAGATCCATGCTTTCGTATAAGAGCCGTTTAGGCGATACGGAGTATATCGAGGTTCCCGGTAAAGGTTCCACCAGGACCTGTTCGCATTGCGGGGCTAATACCGGCCCGCAGGGGCGTGCAGGACTGTCGGTAAGGCAATGGGTGTGCGTAGCGTGTGGGACGCTCCATGATCGAGACGTAAACGCCGCGATCAATACACTCAAAGCCGCGGTCGGAATGACCGTCGAGAGGGCAGCATGAGGCCCGTCCGGAATCCCCTGCCTTTAGGCATGGGGAGGTTCAAAAGGTATCTGTTGTAAATGCAAAAGAAAAAAGGTATCTGTTGTAAATGCAAAAGAAAAAACGAATAACGCTGAAGCGTTCAGTCAGCAATGAAAAGAAGAAGCGTGAGAGAAAAAAAAGAGAAGGGTCTACGACGAACAATCCGAGTAACCCTTTAGGTAGACCGCAAATTTATAACGAAATGATCGGTGCATATATCTGTAGAGAGTTACAATCGGGAAGAACGATAACTACAATTTGTAAAGATAAAGATGTACCAAGTTTACCAACTGTTCTCAACTGGTTAAATAGATTGCATCCAAATTTCAATGAAGACTTCTTTAAGTCGTATACGGAAGCGAGAAGAATACAAGCAGAAGTATTGGCCGATCAAAATCTGGACATAGCCGATAGCGATGAAACAAAACTCTATACTGAAGAACAATTCGACGCTAAAGGAAAACGCTACTGGAAGAAAACAGTTGAGAGAGATACCATTAGCGCAAGACAGCTGAAAATTGATACACGATGGAAGGCGGTCAAATATATGGCTCCGAATAAGTATGGTAGTAAAGTTGAACTGACCGGTAAAGATGGAGGCGAACTTATTCCCAGTAAACCAACCAAGGTTATTTTTAATTTCATAAAGACGAAAGAAGAAGCATGAGCGATGAGATAAGGTGCGACATTCCTGAATCTTTTCAGTACCTGTTAGAACCGATGCGTTATAAATCGGCATACGGCGGAAGAGGTCGTGGGGCGTCATGGTCATTTGCGAGAGTACTGGCAACCAAGGCATCGTTCGAGAAAAAGAGAATCTTATGTACCAGAGAATATCAGAACAGCATCAGGGATTCCGTCTATAAAGTCTTAACGGATCAAATAGAACAACTCAGCCTAATGCCTTATTACAATATCAACAAGACAGAAATCAGCTCCAAGGTCGGTAGTGAATTTATCTTTAAAGGATTACAGCATCCACTAGAGATAAAGTCCATTGAAGGAATAGATGTCGTCTGGCTGGAAGAAGCGCAGAACGTTTCCGAAGACAGCTGGAAATTCCTTATACCCACCATCCGTAAAGAAGGAAGCGAAATATGGATGAGTTGGAATACCGGAAGCGAAGACGATCCAACCTATGTCAGATTTGTAACCAATAAACCTGAAGACTGTATATCAAAACTTCTATCCTATAAAGACAACCCTTATTTCCCCGAGACATTAAGAAAGGAAATGGAATATTGCAAGCGGGTTGATTACGATGCATACCTTCATATATGGGAAGGAAAGCCGGAGAAATTATCCCATGCACTCGTCTTTAAAGGTAAGTTTGCAGTAGAAGATTTTGAAACGCCGTATGGTGCAAGATTCTACTATGGAGCCGACTGGGGGTTTGCCAATGACCCGATCGCATTAATCCGGTGCTTTATCGTAGGCAATGATTTATTCATTGACCAAGAGGCATGTGGTGTGGGCGTAGAATTTGAAGAGATACCGCAATTATTCGATTCAGTCCCTGGTGTCAGAGAATATGAAATTCCCGCGGACAGTTCCAGACCCGAGACCATTTCGTATGTCAAGAGACAAGGCTTTTTGGTCAAATCATGCCGGAAGTCTGCTACCACCAAAGCGGGATTTGTCAAGGATGGTATTTCTTTCCTGCGCAAGTTTGAGAAGATTCATATTCATACGCGTTGCAAACATGTCCAAGATGAATTTGAACATTACTCGTATAAGATAGATAAGAAGACGGGCGAAGTATTACCGATCTTACTGGATAGTTTTAATCACTGCATCGATGCATTGAGATACTCGTTGGAAGATTTAATCCAGAGTACGCAGACGGATTGGGAAACACTAGTAAATACTTAAGGGAAAAATAATGTTGCTTTCTCAAATACCACACTCTTATAGGATAAAATTTTCTGATGCTGATTTTAAGGAATCTGAGCACCCGAGAGGCAATAAAGAAAATCCCGGTCAGTTTGCAAAGAAGGGTGCAGGTGGTACAAAGAAAGTTGCGAGCAGAAACAATGCCGATTTACAAAAAGCGTTTAAGGAGAAGACTCATGTATCAGGACCAGTGAAAGCACTTTCTGATGGACATACCAGAGAAGAGGCATTGAAAAAAGCAAAGGCATTAAGAGCCAAAGGAATCTCCGCAAATGTATGGCATCAATCTGGACCGAAGACTGGACCGAAGAGTCAGTATTTTATTTCTGTACCGATGGATAAAGAAGAAGGAGAAAAGAAAAAGGGTAAAGATAAATTGTTCCATGGTACTTCAGCACGAATTTTAAAGAAGGTTTTATCTGAAGGACTCCGGCCACAGAGTAAGAAACATTTTGATGGAGGTCATTATACCGGTATCAGGAAGGACAGTGTATTTGTTGCCAAAGATTTTAAGAAGGCATTGAAGTTTGCGGACCATTGTACCAAAGGCAGAGCATCCTTGCCGGTAGTGTTTAAGGTAAGAGCCAATGCAAAGACATTACAAAATGATGTATGGAATCCCGGATGCAAGATGAAGAAGGGTGGTTTTGCGCCAGAAGAAATTATTTCTTATTCTTTGGATAGAGGTAAAACATGGCAGAAACCAAAAGAGGCACCATATCGAGATAGTGTGGAAGAATACTATACCGGTTTTGCGATCTCTTCCGAAGAGGCAAAGGAATTAAATTCATGAAGGAGAATAAACTATGTTAGTCCATCGCATGGTCAAAAAAGTTAAGAACAGTAAAATGCTGGCAAGGATAAATATGAAGGACTCCGATGTTGACTGGAAAGGAATGTTGGTCAAGGATGACGGTCCTGATTATTATACGGCAATCACCACACTGGCACGCATCGCCAATAACCCGAGAGCCGGTAAGTATGAATTAATGAACCAGCTCCTTCCGATCATGCAGGCAAACAAAGTTGACTTCGATAAAGGTAAATTTGAACAGGCATGGAGAGAATTTAATAAAGCGGGAATGTCGAAGGGTATATTTGATAAATCCAAAGATGCTGATTACCGAGGCTACAAAGTCACTGATCAGATCATCAAGGGATTTCTGATTTACAAGACAGATAAGAAACCTGCTACATTTGTTGCCAAGAATGAAAACGGTAAACAGTATGAGGGTACCATTGAGCAGGTCAAGAAACAGATTGACGATTACTGGGTGAAGCAGGACGAAGATGTCATGAAGCAGAAGGTGCGAGATGCCGGGATTTCCCGTGAAAAATATATGCAAATGAAAAGGGATGCCGAGAGTGATTTGGTAGAGGCAACAAAGAAAAACGACATGGAGGGTATCAAGGAAGCAAAAGCATTACTGTCAGACATTGAAGCAGATTGGAAAGAGTCTGTTGAGTTGAATAAAGATTCCAAATCTAAGGACAAATCGCCCAAGGTTGAAGAATTGGAAAAGGCCATTACTTTGAATCGTAAAGCAGGTAATACCAACCTTGCTGATAAACTTCAAAAAGAGTTAGATGAAGAGTTGAAGAAGGAAATGATCTGGCAGAATAAAGATTCCAAACCCAAACATCCTCGGTGGCGTATCAAGGATGACAAATTGTTCCGCTTGAGGTCAGCAGTAAAAGATATTCGCAGAAGAGTGAAGGACGCCTACACCAAGGGCAGTGCTGATAAGAAGACCAAGGATGATGATAAATCCGATGAATTAAAAATGATGATACAGCAGATGGGCAAGGTAGAGGGCATCAGGGCTTTCGCTAAAAAATATCCTGAATATATTCCTCAATTCGCATCTTATTTTAAAAAGAAAGTTGAGGAGCGTGGTGGTTCTAAAGATGGTGGTCCGGGCAGTGGTCAGAAAGGACATAAGACAGCACAGTTCGCCGACCCCACTACTCATAAGGAAAGACGGAAGACATTGGCTGACCTGAAATTGTATTTCAATAAAGCAGTGAAGGCAGGCAACAGAAAAGAGGCAGTAAAAATTTCCAATCGAATGGCACATCTGACTTCATTGCATTTGAAGGATGCTAAAACCAAAGATGAAGCGGTTTCCGTTCAAGACTATAAAGGTTACAAGATAACTGTTAAACAGTTTGGCAAGGATGTTTTTGAATTTACGATTATGATGCAGAAAAATGGAAAGGATGTTTATAAAGGAATACAAGAAACATCTTTAGGTGCTAGAGCAACAGCAAGAAGATGGATTGACCAGAATCAAAAATCTACAGACAAACTCACCGGCGACCCGCTGACCAAGAAGGGCAACAAAATATTGGCCAAGATGCGGGAACGTTACGGTAAGAAAAAAGGTGAAAGTGTTTTCTATGCATCCAAGAATAAAGGCACGATTGCAGGCGTGGATGGCAAAGCAAAAGATGGAGAGTATAATGTTTTAAAAGGGAAATTAGATAAGATTAAAAGAGAGATAGAACGTTATGAAAAAGCAGGACAAGAAAATTCTCCAGAATACAAAGATTTAAAAAAGCAAGAAGCTAAACTTGGGTATGATTTGATGGCTTATATTAATCGGCCAAAAGATTCCAAATCCAAAGACGCCGGCAATCCCACCACCTTATTGGCAAAGAGATCAGGCTGGATTGGTGATTTTGGATATCTTCCGAACATGTTGATTTATCTGTCACTGAGGCCTGATGGTCAGGTGAGTGTTGGAGCAAATGCTCCAAGTAAGTATGGAACAAACATTCCTTTATCCCGTATCAAACAGGCTATTGCCAAAGGGGATATAGAGATCGGTCATCGGGGAGAAGTTGATATATAATGAAAGCAAAACTCTACAGCATCTATAAACGCTTTATGACTTGGGTGGGAGACCTTATGGTCGCAACTCAACCACCGAAGACGAAAGCTGAACAGATCATCCAGATGCAAAGGCTAATCCAGACAGGTGATATCGTTTGTAGGAAGTATAGTTATTATCTGGATTCCTATTTGATTGCTGGATCGTATTCTCATTCCGGTATTGTGATCAGCAAGGATGAGATCGTTCACAGCATAGCAGAGGGCGTGCAGTTCATTCACCCGATTGATTTTATAAAAGACACAGACGGATTTATTATCCTGCGTCCTAGATATAAAGAAGATGCTGACAGGAGAAAAGCAATTGACAAGGCAATCGAACACCTCAACAACAAGGTGGAATATGATTTTCTGTTCAATGATCCTGCTAAACTTTATTGCCATGAACTGAGTGCTAGTTGCTTGTTGGCTGGTGGGATTGTTGTGATACCGACTCTGATGATTGTTGGGGTGTTCCCTTTTAGTTTCAAGATGAATACGTTTCTGGCAGACAACCTGATTGTGGTGTGCGATGAAGTTTATAAATTTTAAGGAGTGAACCATGCTGTCAAGCCGATTGAAAATATTACCTGCGGATAAAGCCTTTAAGAAGATCATTACGAAGGATGATAATGTTAAAGAGGTTGGGGAATACAAAGGATACTCTCTTAAATACAATGCTTCTCGGTCCCAGTATTATACTTCTCCTAAAGGTGGTGTTGGTCATATTTTTGGCAATGATGTTCAGGATTTGAAGCGTAAGATTGACAAATGGAGAATAGATCATAATGTGGCAGATGCCAACCCCGACCTCATCAATATGTACAAGCAGAAGTTTGAAGAGGCGATTGAGTCCGGTGACAAGGAGGAAATGAAACGCTGGTTCAGAGAGATTATGAACAATGTTAGTTTCAATGATGCTGAACCCCAAATCGTTGGCAAGCACAACGATACGCCTGACGATCAGTTCGATGCAGATGAACTGGCAAAGGGTATCCAGATTGAAATGGAACATACCGATGATGAGGTATTGGCGAAGTCCATTGCCAAAGACCATCTGGCAGAGATAAAGGATTACTACACACGATTGCTGAAGATGGAGGCAGAGGCAAAGCAATGAGGAAATATTTTTTTATCAAAAGAAATGTTACTGAATGTGAAACTTTTTACACCATTATGTTCCTTGAACGGTATTGGTTGATAAGGATTTCCAGATTAAAAATTGTTTATGAGGATTAAATGATGTGGTGGATCATTGGAATTACAGTAGTGGTGCTGGTGATCTTGGTTCTTTACGCTGATGGAATGTATAAGGCATTTTATGAATGATGGATTTATTATTTGCGTTGATGATCGGCTCGGCTGTAGCATCCGTCATTCTGATTGTAGTGAATATTCTATCAAGGCAGGATACGATAAATGATGCACCCAAGCGCAGGAATAAAAAGCATAACGAACTTTAAGGGACTGCCCATCGTGATCGAGAATCCGGTTGGGTCAGTCAGGACAGGCGTAGATAACGCCGGAGAACCTTGGCAGACGAAATTTTATTATCCTTATGGCTACATTTTCCATACCAAGGGGGCAGATGATGATGGAGTGGACTGTTTCATCGGAAATAACCCGACCTCTGATAAGGTTTTCATTATCCACCAGACAGACGGTCAAAGAAATTTTGATGAAGATAAAGTCATGTTGGGTTTTGATACGAAGGAACAAGCGCGGGACGCATATCTGGCGCATTATCAGAGTCAAGGTTATATCGGGGTAGTAACAGAAATGCCTTTTTATGAGTTCAAAGAATTGTTGACGACGAAAGGTCAACAAGGTTTGACTATCGACAAGAAGACGTCTAAAGCTCACTGGGTGACTTTGAAGAAAGAGAACAGTGAGAGTGAAGGTGCCAGAAGAATATTGTTGAAAGGTGGCAAGATTGTTGGCGGTGATGTGCCCAAGAAGACTCATGGCAAGAAACTCTCTTCATTATCGAAGCTGAGTAAACCAGACAAGACAAAGAAATCCAAACAAGAGCCCGCAAAAAAGGAGAAGGTACTCAAACCAAGGAAGGAAATTACAAAGAAGGAAAAAGAATATGCCCAGTCTGTTTGGTATGAAGGTGTACCTCCCAAACCGAAAAAGGCTGTTACAAAGCTGACGAAAAAAATTGATAAAGAGAAATTGAAGAAGCTGTCTCAAAAATTGAAAGAGAAGAAAGACACGACCAAATATAAGATGGATTACTCCAACAGGAAGTTGGATCTTTCTGACGTGGATATCTATCACAAGAAAGTAAATTTTCAAAATACAAAATTTGAGAGAGGCCGTGTTGATGATTTAAGAGGTATCGAAAATTCCAATATGCAAAATGCGGACTTCACAAGTATTAAAGATATGACATCTCTGCATATTGATGAACTTGTTTTAAGTAACAATAATTTGTTGGGTGCAAAGATCAAAGGCATGACAGTCACCAAAGAATACATTGACAATATAAAACATAATCAACTTATTGATAAGTCGTTTGGTGGTTCATGGTCAAACCATAAACACAAGGTAGTAACTAATTTGGCCAGTAAGATAGGCGTTCCGTATGAGGAGGTTAACCATTTGGTTCATAGTTGGGCAGAGACGTCGGCCGATCATTCACCTTCTTCCCTTGCCATACAGGAGATAGCAAAAAAATTATTAGGACTCAACAAAGCATCAACAAAACATTTCTATTCAGGTGGTAAGGATAAAAAAAGATTTTTAGAGAGTAACAAGACAAAATTGCAGAAATTTATTACTCAGCAGTATAAAGATACTCAGCAGTATTTGAAGGGTTTAGGATTGAAACCAAATGATACTGTTTCTTTGTATCGAGGAGTTGATTATAATTTAAAAGGATCGAAAGTTGCCTTGCAACCTTTGTCATCATTTTCTACCAGTCTTAACACCGCCGCTGATTTTGCTGAGTATGATGGGACGATAATGAAAATTGATGTAAAGGTAAAGGACATTTTTTCAACTCCAAAAACAGGTGTCGGCTGTAATAATGAACGTGAAGTTGTTGTTCTCGGAAATGTTTATAAATTGAGTTCCAAAGTACCACAGGATCTTTTTATTGGTGATGCATTGGATGGTGATAGCACAGAATACATTGATGACAAATTATCAAACGCTGATTGGATTAAATCATCATTTGATTTTGGTGACATGAAACTAGGCAGTCCAGAATTTATTGCCTTCTTAAAGAGCAATGGGAGAACCATGGAAGATTTTATGAAACTCCCTATATACCAATTATTGAAAGCCAAAGGCAAGACAGGTGAGAAACCGACATGAGTAAACCAATAAAGAAGAAGATTACATCGGCAAAAAATCTGGTCGAAGATCAGTTGATGGGTGATGGTTATAATAACTTCACCGCCAAGCTGGGATTGAATACGGAGAATTTGTCCTCCATAGCAACCTATACGCTTGGGAACCTGATCAGCAGGAATCATGTTCAGCTTGAATCCATTTACCGGACATCATGGATTGCGGGACAGGTCATTGATACGGTCGCAGAGGACATGACCAAAGAAGGCATCATGATGATGTCCAAATTGTCCCCTGACGATATCCAAAAGATGAGTGCAAGTTTGACCGAGTTGGGCATCTGGCAGAAATTATGCTCGACCATCAAGTGGGCGAGATTGTATGGTGGAGCGATTGCCGTCATGCTGATTGACGGTGCTGATTACACAAAACCATTTGATGTGACCAAGGTCAGAAAAGATTCGTTTAAGGGACTGGCAGTATTTGATCGATGGCAATTGGAACCGTCTTACAATGAACTGGTCACCGAACTTGGCCCTGATATGGGCAAGCCAAAATTCTATACCATTCTTCCAGCAATGGAAACGATGTCGACTATCAAAGTCCATTATTCAAGAGTAGTAAGGCTGGAAGGAATCGAGATGCCTTATTACCAAAAGAAATATGACAATCTCTGGGGCATGAGTGTCATTGAAAGGATGCTTGATCGATTGATGGCATTTGACTCTGCCACCCAAGGTGCGGCACAATTGATTTATAAAGCACACTTAAGAGTCGTGCAGATTGATGGATTGCGTCAGGCGTTGGCAATGGGTGGTAAGACGGAATCGGCAGTGATCAAACAGTTCCAGTATATCCGGTTAATGCAATCCAATGAAGGCATTACTCTGTTGGATAAGAACGATACCTTTACTCCTCATTCATATACATTTGCTGGATTGGCGGAGATGTTGATTCAGTTCGGCCAGCAGATTTCCGGTGCCGTTAATATTCCCTTGGTCAGATTATTTGGTCAATCACCGTCTGGTTTCAATTCCGGCGAAGCAGATTTGCGGAACTATTATGATAACGTTGGCAAGCTACAGGAAACAATGTTGCGGATGCCTGTTCATAAAATACTCGAGACCTTATGCATGTCGGTTAATGGTAAACCTCTGCCTGATGATTTTGAGTTTGATTTTAATTCATTGTGGCAACCCAGTGAAGTGGAGAAATCACAGATCGTCAACAACGATGTTAGTGCACTCAATATTGCATTCCAGTCTGGCATGATTACCAAGAAGATTGCCATGAAAGAGTTGGCACAGAATTCACATGTCACTGGCCGGTTCTCAAACATTACAGATGAAGATATTGAGAAAGCAGAAGAGGAACCGCCGGAACATCAGGGCATGGGTAGTGGTCTTGGTGGGGAAGAAAATCAGGAAGTTGATTTAAAAGGATTACAGGAGAAGATAGGGCAAGAGCCAGAGCCGGAAGCAGATGACACGATTGGAGAAAAGAGTCTTGAGGACTTGGAAGCAGAATTGAATGAGCTGGATGGTGGGGGAGAAAAAAGCCTTGAGGACTTGGAAAAGGAACTAAGTAATCTTGATCCCCCTTCACTTGAACAACTTGAAAAGGAATTAAGTAAACTTGGACCGGAACCGACAATCGAAGAATTGGAGACAATTTTAAAGAATATCAAAACCAATTTCGATCCTGAACTGATGCAGTTGGAAAAACAGTTGGAAGAAATTGATACATCTACTCCGGCCACACCGCCAAAGAAAATGACAACGGATAATAGGGGGGTATTGGCAAAGGCATGGGGTTCAGTTAAAGGATTTTTTACTGGTGATAAACAAATCCATGCACCCAAAGGTGGAGTAACCGTCAAAGGAAAGAAGTTTAAAGGTGGTGAATTTATACCGACAGCAGGTGGATATGCCACTGAGTATAAGAAAATGCAAAAGAAATCGTCCTCGAGCAAGCAGCAGAGTAATAAACAAGGCTCTTCAAAGAGTCAGAAGGCATCTTCCAAGGTTGACAAAGAAAAACTTGCTATGTTAAAAACAAAGCTCAAGAAAATGTCGATACAAGAGGGGACAAGACGGACGGTAAAGACAGCAGATTTCCTTCACGCCAAAAGAAGTGATGATGGGAAAGTAGTCATGAGCAATGGTAAATCATTGCCGAAGCACTTGGCCAAAACTTCCATTCCGCCGATGTGGAAAAATTTACTGATTAATCCTGATAAGGATGGGAAATGTTGGGTGATCGCATTTGACGAAAATGGTAAGAGGGTGGGTGGTGTCTATAATCCTGATCATGTTGCCGAAAGAGATGTCAAGAAAGATGCCATGCTAAACGATCTCAATAAAAATCTTCATACGATTTATAAACAAATTGATGAGGGTCAGAAATCAAAAGAAACATTTCAGAAGGCTCTCATTACAAAGGTGCTTGCCCTTACCGGTGCCAGAGTGGGTAGCAATGAAGAAGCTCTGAGCCCGAAAGGTAAATCTTATGGAGCTTCTACTTTAGAAGGTAGACATATTATTCCACAGAAGGATGGTTCAATTAAACTCCAGTTTGACGGCAAAGGATTGAAACAAAATATTTATGAAGTTAAAGATAAACATACCGCCAGTACTTTATTGAAATTGAAACAAAAGGTTGGAGATAAAGGCAGACTGTTCGGTGAAAAGTATAATGACATACTTGGCTATGTAAAAGATTTGGATGGCGGCGGATTTACTCCTCATAATTTCAGGACAAAGATTGCTACAGATACAGCGATGGCGACGATTGCTTCTATGGATCCTCCTACCAATTTAAAGGAGTATAAGAAGGCCATGAAGCTGGTTGCTATTGCAGTCGGTGAAAAACTTAATGATACACCTGCAACGGTTTTAAAGAATTATATCGTGTCAAGTGTATGGGCAGATTGGAAATCGAAAGCGGGGATTGAATAATGGAACAAGTACAATATCCGGAAGATTATATCGGCGATAAAAAAGTATCTGATATTGACTGGCGCAAGTTTAAGGACAGTGACGATGATTTGGATGATGTCATTGACAAACCGGCCAGCAAAGAATTGATTGCCGAACTTGGTGTCAATCCCGATGAATTGTTTAAGGAGGATGATTAATGTTAGTCCACCGAATGGTTAAGAACGTTAAAGACAGCAAGGTGCTGGAGAAGATACGGATGCGGGATTCCAAGACACATGACGAACCCACGAATAACATTAAAAAGCTGTCTGAAAAATTATCTTCTGCAGGGTTCCAGCCACGTATTTCAGGGGGTGGTTTTTCCATTGATGTTTTTGAAAAAGGAAAAGAGGTAGGTAGTTTTTCTGAGAATAAAGATAATTCTTTTGCTGTTGAAGGATTAAGTTCCCGCAAGCTTTATGATTGGATTATGTCTAATGGGGGATCCGTAATATCTTTAGCAAATGGGTTGGCGCGATTCCCAAGAATGAGTAAAGATTCCAAAGTCAAGGACATGAAAGTGACCATTATGAATAAAGGAGAAATGATATGGCAAAATTTATAAAAAGGAAACAAGAGGAAATTCCGGTTAAGGAAGCCACAGAAACCGTGAAAGTGGAAGTAGGGAAACCCCCCGAACCAATATTTGAATTACCGAAGTCACAGCAGATCATCGAGAAGATTGTCCCGAAGGTGGTGGAAACTCCTGTGGTCGAAAGTGTTGATGCCGAAATTCCTGACGGTGAACCAAAGACATTACCGATGGAAATTGAAACGCCTGATCTTGGACAGAAAGTTTCAGATGTTCCAGTATATGTGCTGGCATTGACTGAAAAAAGAGGGTTCAAATTCAAATCAACCCTTATTGCCAGAGGATCATATGACAATTGTGTTGAGGCGCAGAGAATTTATATGAAGAAATTTGGCACTGGCAGAAACGAAAGATTATATATCCAGAAGGTGTAATGAATGTACACAATGACCGCCACTAAAGATTTTGAACCATTTACTGTCATTGATTCTTCTATAACAGAAGATGCGAAACCTATCCTTGCTCCGAATGCAAGATGGGAAAGGGAATACAATGCTCTTCTCAATGTGGTCACCAGAAACGTGGAAAGAATTCTACACCGATTCCGTGCAAATGACCCTGCTTCCTCTGTTGAAGTGATTAAAGAGCTGCAGGCTTATGCAGATAAATTGAATGACTGGGCAAAAGGAAAAATTGGTGGCATCATTTACAATTTGAATGATGATTCAGAGAAGAAATGGAAAAAGCAGTCAGCCAACATTTCAAAGTTTTTGAGAATCGAAATGGAAAAGGCACCCATTAAAGGCTTGCTCAAGCAGTACATGGAAGAAAATGTAAGGCTAATTCAGTCCGTGCCTTTAAATGCCGCAAAAAAGATTGAAAAGATCGTGCTGGAAAATTTAAAGACAGGGGCAGAACGAGCAGAAAGCCTGACGGACATTGTAATGGAAATTGGCAAACTCCCTGATTCCATGCGATCAAGAGCCAAGCTGATTGCCCGTACAGAGATTGCAAAGATGTCCACAGGACTGGTTAAGGCAAGAGCGGTATCGTCAGATATCAATTGGTATGTGTGGCGATCAACGCATGATATCCGAGTCCGTAGTTCGCATAAGCTGATGGATCTGGTGCTTGTGGCATGGGATGATCCTGCATCACCTGAAACATTGGATGGTGCTAAAAAGAGTTATGGCCATTATCATCCGGGAGAAATCTTCAACTGTCGTTGTTATGCTCGACCATTGATTCGCATTGATGACGTTTCATGGCCAGCAAAAGTATATCACAATGGAAGCATTGTCAGAATGAGAAAAGCAGACTTTGCAGAGTTGAGTGCGGGACAAATACCATTATAAGGAGAAACGAAAATGCTGGTAAGTAAAATAAAAGAGATAAAGAACGGTAGGGTGATTACGAAGGACGAAAGCGATCCGAACCAAAGCGATATTGAAGCTGCTCAACGTGGCAATAATATGATAGGTATGAGCTTGGCTGATTTGGAAGACCTTATTCGTTTGATGGAAGGAAAATCTACTTTTGCAGCAAAGGTCACTATTCTTGCAGCCAAGCAAATGATAGCTGCAAAAAAACGAGCAGGAGCAAGAGACTCCAAAGTTAAGGATGAAAGTTTGGATGAAAAGATAAGAAAAATGGCAAGGGAAAAAGCAGATGCCCCTCTTAATGATGACGGAACAATTCGGACTCCTCAGCAAGCTCAATTGGCTTACGAGCAATGGTATAAAATTATTAAGAGCAGATATAAAAACGATTCCAGATATGCCGCTGAATATACCGATTCCAAAACCAAAGACGTTGTTTTGGTAAATGGTTATGAAATTAGACCAAGCCCTGAATCACGAACTTGGGTAGTTATGAAGGATGGAGATGTGATTAAAAGATTCAATGATTATGAATCGGCTTATCGTTTTGCAAAGGGTGATTCCAAAGACGCTTATGAAGCAACCAAGCCCAAGAACATTGCGGCGGCAAAGAACTTGTCTGTAGCACAGGGACAGGCGGCATCGGATGGTGGTCCCGGCAGTGGGAAAAAAGGACATACCTCTCATAATTTTCCTGATCCTTCCACCCATCAGGAAAGAAGGAAAGAAAGAGCTAATTTGCAAAAGTATTTTGAAAATGCAAGGCGAAGTGGCAACACCAAAGAAGCACAGAAACATTCCCAAAGACTGGCTCATATTAATTCATTGCAGTTGAAGGGATAGGGAGATAACATGGAAACAAAACGATTCTACACCACAGAGCAATTATCGGAGCACATGCATGAAACGCCTGAAGGTAATTATTGCCGATGTGGTTGTGGACGAATAGCAAAACATAAATTTGTTCATGGACATAATAATCGAGGAATGGAATTTTCTGAAGAGCATAAGAAAAAGATTGGTCAGGCAAATAGCATCAGTCAAAAGGGAAGAGTACCGTGGAATAAAGGTTTGAGTAAAGAAACAGATATTCGAGTTTGTCATTCAGAGGAAGCTAAAGAAAAGATAAAAAAGAACAATGCAAAATACTGGGAGGGGAAGAGAAGAGATTTAGAAACAAATAAAAAAATATCTAATACTGTTTTGAAGTTGTGGACAAATCCTGAATATAGGGAAAAACATGAAGGAGAAAATCATCCTCAATGGTCTAATGGAGCTTCTTTCCTCCCTTACACTCAGGATTGGACAGAGGATTTAAAAGATTCCATTCGCAAAAGAGATGGTTATCGATGCAAGATTTGTTCTTTGTCTCAAGAAGAACAAGGACGCAAATTGGACGTTCATCATATTGATTATGATAAAACAAATTGTGACCCTTATAATCTTGTTTCTTTGTGTGATAGTTGTCACGCTAAAACTGGATTTGGGAATAGAGAAATGTGGGGAGCTTATTTTCATAGGAGAAAAATTGTTCGGAGAGAAAGGAGGGCTTGATGCCAGACAGATTCCCATTTTATGTAACAGAACAATTATCGGAGCATATGTATGAAACTCCTGAAGGTTTTTTGGTATGTATGGATGTCCCTGTGGCCAGAATGGGAGAATATACATATAAGTCCAGCGAAGTTCCTATTGAAGGAGGTAAAGACGGACTTGTAAAGATAATTAGAGATGAAGATGAAGTGTTTTCTGAAGAGGCCATTAAATCTTTTAATTCAAAACCAGTAACTATTAATCATCCAAATGATTTTGTTACACCGGACAATTGGAAGGATTTGGCTCATGGTACAATTCAAAATGCAAGAAGAGGCCAAGGAGAACAATCGGATTTATTGATTGCTGATTTGGTTATTACAACAGAAGATGCAATTAAATTAATAAAGGCAGGATTGAGAGAGGTAAGTCTGGGATATGATGCCCAGTATGATCAGCTTGAACCCGGATTGGGAAAACAAAAAGACATCATAGGCAATCATCTTGCCTTGGTCGTAAAAGGGAGGGCAGGAAACAGGTGCGCAATTATGGATAAAGCGTGTGAATGTTGTGCGAGTTGTACATGTGGAAAAAATATTTTAGAGAAGGAGGGTGAACCCAAAATGACTAAAACAAAAGCAGGAGTAAAAGATGTATTGAGGAAAATCTTCCCCAAGTTGAATCTTGATCATGTAAAGGATGAAGATTTGGAGATTGGTGAAGGTACATCAGCGGGAAGTGAAGTGGAAGTTGCTCAACAGGCAGCAGCAGAAGCGAAGGAAGCAGCGGTGCAGGCAGTCGAAGCGGCAAAGCAGGCGTCCGAAGCTGCGCAAAATGTTGTGGCAGGAAATGGTAATGGCAATGAGGAAGCAACGATAGAACCGGAACCTGAAGCAGAAAACATTGATCAAGAAGAGGGTGCTGGTGAAGCAGTTTCTTTGGAAACAGTCAATTCCAAAATTGATGCCCTCGCTTCTTTGGTTCAGGAATTGATCGACATCATTGCTGGTGGAGATGAAGAGGAAGGTGCCGAAGGTGCCGGTGCTGAAGAGAGTATGGAAGAGGGTACCGAGGGAGCTGAAGGCAACGAAGAATTGGAAAGCAAAGATCAGGACAACGAGGAGTTTGCTGAAGGTGAAAAAGAAACAGAAGATGAAGGCGAAGACGAAAACATCGCTGAAGAAATGTCAGAGGAAAAAAGTGGTCTCGAAACCAAAGACTCACTCTGGACTAACACCATCAGCAGAGCTGATCTTATTGCACCGGGAATCGTTGCTTCAAAACCCAAAGCAGCAAACCTGAAGAAAGTGGTATCTGCTGTGAAGCGGAGAGCGTTGAGTGAAGGCATGACCAAAGACCATGCGTCTATTATCAAACCTCTTCTCCGTGGCCGCAAGATTACTCAGTTGACTGAAGATGCTCTGGATACAGCTTTTGTTGCTGCTTCCGAAATGATCCGGAGAATCAACAATGGCAAGCTCCAGAAGAAATCTATGCAGATGAAAGACCTCAGCAGCCACAGTGAGCTTGCGGAGATGAATCGGCGCAACAAGGAATTCTGGAAAAAGTAAAGCGAGGAAGTAAACCGAAGCATGGTTTATAAATAGTAAACATTAAAAATTTAGGAGGAAATAAACATGAGTAATGCATATTTGACAAGAATGCCCTGCGGTGTTGCAGGAGATATTAGCCGGAAAGAGTTGACCAAAGTGGAACCCCGCTTCATGGATTCTACTACTCCGGTCCTCGTTTATGGTGTTCCGGTGAAACTGGTCACTGAAAAAGTGGCTCCGTTTACAACTGGCGATGATGCAGTCGTTCCTTACGGATTTGCAGTTCGTCCGTACCCCTTTCAGGCCGCAACAAGTGAAGCGTTGGCAGCAGGTACACCGAATCCTGTTCAGCCTATTGATGTTATGAGAAGCGGTTACATGACCGTAAAGAACAATGCCGGAACTCCCGCTCTTGGTGGTGCAGTTTATGTTCGTGTTGTGGATTCCGGTTTGGCTGCACAGCCGTTGGGCGGTATCGAAGCAGCGGCGGATGGTAGTGATTGCGTTGCTATTGCCGGTGCAATCTTCATGGGTGCCGCTGATGCAGACGGTAATGTGGAAATTTCCTACAACATCTAGTTGTAAAGGATAAAGTGTTAAAACACAATAAATAAATTTAATTTTAATTGGAGGAACTGGAAATATGATTACTTACGATGAAATGACAATAGACAGTACCGGCGCATTTTTGATTGGTGAGCTGGAAAGACTGGATCAGAAACTGCACGAGCCGTTGGTTGCTGTAACGTGGACACGGGACATTGATCTTCGTGAAGATGTTACGATTGCTGATGAAGCGTCCAGCTTTACCAATTCAGCGTTTGCCGCAGCAGGGTCAATGAATTCTTCTGGTAAGAATTTCGTTGGCAAGAACAGTAATGCGATTGCAGGTATTGCTCTGGATATTGGCAAGACCTCCCAGCCTTTGTATCTTTGGGCAATGGAAATCGGCTACACGATTCCTGAACTGCTTTCCGCACAGCAGTTGGGTCGTCCGGTCGATGAACAGAAGTTCAAGGGTATGCAGTTGAAACATCAGATGGACATTGACGAAATGGTTTACATTGGTGACACCGTTGTCGGTAAAGAAGGATTGCTCAATTCTTCTCTGGTCACCGCCGGATTCGTTGATCCAGGTGTTTCCACCACGACCCAGTGGACAACCAAGACCGCTGATGAAATTCTGGAAGATGTAAATACGCTGATTCAGGAATGCTGGCAGTCCGCTGGTTATGCGATTTGCCCGAGCAAGCTTCTGCTTCCTCCTGCTCAGTTCGCATACATCACCAGCCAGAAAGTATCCACCGCTGGTAACGTTTCCATCCTGACCTTCTTGGAAGATAATTCCATTTCCCTGAAGATCAATGGTAAGAAACTCGACATTCAGCCCTGCAAATGGCTGACTGGTCGTGGTGTTGCCGCAGGTTCTCCTTCAACTGCAACTGACCGCATGGTTTGTTACACGCAGGATGTTGACAGGGTACGTTACCCGATGGTTCCTCTTCAGAGGACTCCGTTGGAATACCGCAGCCTGTATCAGTTGACCACATATTTCGGTCGTTTGGGTTGTTTGGAGTTTGTGTATCCCGAAACTTTGCGATACGCTGACGGAATCTAAATGATTTCAATAGGTTACGAGGTTTATGATGATAATTTATAAGATTGAAAACAATATTAACGGTAAAATTTACATTGGTCTTACTACAAAAGACCTGAGTAAAAGAATTGCCGGACATATTGCAGAAAACAAATCTTATATTCAGAAAGCCTTGAATAAGTATGGTTTGCAATCGTTTGCCGTGTCCGTCATTGATAGTGCTGAGTCCAGAGAAATTCTCTGTGAAAAGGAACGATACTGGATTCAGCACTACAATTGTAAAGCACCTAATGGATACAATCTTACTGATGGTGGTGATGGTTTGATAAATCCTTCAAAGGTTGTAAGGAAGAAAATTTCCAGAACCTTAAAGAAGAAACATATTGTCACCAAAGGGTTTACTGGAAGAAATCACACTGAAGAGTCAAAAGAACAAATTGGTAAAAGTTCAAAAAGGGTATGGAGTGATTCAAAATTCAGAAAGAAAATGAGTAAGATTCATAAAGGGAAAGTGATTTCTGAAGAGCAAAAACAAAAGATCAGTAAGGCAAATAAAGGGAAGTTGAAAGGTCGTATTCCGTGGAACAAAGGACGAAAGATGTCTTTAGTTGTCGGGTATGTTAATCCTATGAAAGGAAAGAAACGACTTGATTTGTCAGAAAGAAATAAGTTGAATAAAGGAAGAAAAGCATCAGAAGAAACCAAAAGAAAAATGAGTATGGTAAGTAAAGGAAAGTCAAAAACAAAAGAGCATATTTTACATATTGCTGAAGCAAAAGCTCGGGAAAAAGGAATTTATTTAGCTGTCAGCAATCAATAAAAAGAGAGGAAGGTAAAGATTATGTTAGTGGAAATCGAAGTGAAAAGACCTGTGGCAATCCCCGGAGATGGGAAAAGCAGAGTTATTGATTTGAAAGTTGGAATCAATAGCATTGATGATTCCTTATTCAATCACTGGTTCGTCAAGGGATTGGTTGAAAGTGGAGCAATCGGTTTACTGAAAAGGAAAACTCATAACTTTAAATCACTGGATCAGATTGCAGAAGAAAAGAAACAGAAGATTCTTGCAGAAAAGAAATCTGTCGAAGAGAAGAAAGAACCAGTGGTATTTGCTACTCACGCAACGATGGCACCTGTGGGGACTGTCCTTGATCAAGAAGAGAAGAAAGAGGAAGTTACGGTGGTTAAAACATCGAAAGCCAAAGAAGAAAAACCAAAAGTGGTCAGACGTAAAAGGGTATAACTTATGAGCATAACAATGGACATATCGGCATTCAGGCTTGCATTCCCAGAGTTTGCAGATGAAGTAAAGTATCCGGATGCCATGATAACTTTCTGGTCAAGTGCTGGATTAATACTCCTGAATGAAGCACGATGGGGTGATTTACTGACGCATGGATTGTGGCTTTATGTAGCACATAACATCACGCTTGGGTCTGCCGATATGTCCGCAGGAGATTCAGGCGTGGCTCCGGGTGCTGGTGTCGGCGGGGTGGTTTCAGGCAAAGGAGTGGATGGTGTATCAATTAATTATGATACCAATTCCATAACTCTTGAAGGAGCTGGAAATTATAACTCTACAAAATACGGTCGTGAATTCTGGCAACTGGCGATGATTGTTGGTATGGGAGGTCAACAATTAAGATGACAACCCGCTTGCTTGTGAGTATAAAAGAGTACGCCGGAGCTTTTGAAGAGGGCTTTAAGACCAAGATCAATATCAAAGAAATTGATAAGATGATCAAGGACCAAAAAGCAATTGATAAGGAAAGGAAACTTCTTGAAGACATAAAGAAGATTGCAGATATTGGTATTTATGTGGGCATCCCCGAAGAAAAGAATGTTCGAGAAAGCGGTGAAATGAATAATGCCACTTTGCTTTACATTCATACCAATGGTTCTGAAAAACGGAATTTGCCTCCTCGTCCATTGATTGAACCTGCTTTGGAAGCGAATGATGAAAAGATTGCAGCAGATTTAGCAGAGGTTTCGAGATTACTGTTGGAAGGGAATTATCAAGGTGCATTGAAAATGATGCGTACCACTGGCAAAGATGCCTTGAACATGATCACAGATTTCTATGATGATCCATCACAGAATCAGTGGCCTAGAAATCAGGATGCAACGGTAAGGGCAAAGATTAAGAAGAAATACAAGTCAAAGAAAAAGAGAAAAGAAGCGATGGAAGAGTATGCGGCAGGGGGAGAGGTTGATCAGGTATTGGTTGATACTGGTGCATTGAGGAGTTCGATAACCTATGTCATTGGTGATAAGGTGGAAGGCAAATGAATCCTTCTTTCAAAAGGTATAAAGGATATGAACTTCAAATGGGTAATAATGGAATCTGCTTCGTTTACCGAAACAATCAACTCCTTATTACAGAACCGAGTCTACAATTGGCATTGAATGCGATCGACAATCGGATTTACAGCAATCCTGATTTCAGACTGTCAGGATATCACCAATATGATAATGTAAAAAAGTTTAAGGAGAAAAGAGATGGAAAAGTAAAGAAGAGGAACGCTCCCAGACAACAGTTTACAGGAATCTATAAATCAACAGATATAGATGGTAGGAAAATTAAAGTCGAAGTGGTAAGAGGGAGTAAGAAATGATAAGTGTCTCTGAAGTCATATCATCTCCAGAATTTGCTCAAATCTTTATTGTTTATAGGAGCATTGGTTCTTTCGTGGATGGTGTATGGACAGAAAGCACCCCAAGGGCGATAACAATGCGTGGTGTGGTAACGGTTTCCAGTTCAAGGGAATTAGAACAATTGCCCGAAGGAGATCGAGTCAGAGGAGCAATGACCTTTCATACTCTATTCCCGATTTATGTTACCAGAACAGGTAATTCAGCAGGGACATCTGATAAGATTTTATGGCGAGGAGAATATTATAAACTTGTCAATGTTTACCCCGAAGTCGATTACGGATACTGGAAAGGCATTGGAGTTAGGATTAAAGGTGCTTAAATGGCAGACATAATTTTATCATTAAGTGAATTAAGAAAACTGTTCTATGACTTGACTGTTGCAATGGTTGATTCAGTAACACAGGTCCGTATGTCATGGCCGACAGGTGGAGCACCTGCATTTGATATCAATGACAAGATGGCATTCATTAGGATATCTGATGTTGCTTCGACATATCATGTTCCACAGGAATTGAAGTATGAACAAGTAGGTTCTCCAGAAGAGGGAAACATGCAGGTTCATTATACACGAACATTGAGAATTATGTGGGTGATGTATGGTTCAAATTCTTGGGATGATGCAGTTTCTTTGAGGACGAAAATCTTTTATCAGACAAATCATGATATATTGGCAAGACAGAAGATTTATCTTATACCTAGTTTTGATCCTCCTAAAAGAGTGCCGGAATTGTTTGAAGGGTTATGGTACGAGAGGGTAGATATAACAATGGACTTCTATGAAAAGATTTTAATCAATTATGCGGTTCCGTCTATCCTGACTGTGCCGTTGGTTGTTGTAGGTGATTCAGGAACAATTCATGATGGTATAATAACTGAATCAACGATAGTGCGTGAAGGTGGTTTGATAATTAACAAATAAAACTGTGAGGTGAAGATTATGGCAATACCTATTCCGGGAACATTAAGTTTGGACACCATTGTAGATGTTGAAGTGTTGATAAGTCCTTTGTCAGCACCGAGGTCAACTTTTAATCAGGGGCTGATCATCGGTTCGACAAATATTATTCCCACTTCAGAAAGAGTGAGAAAATATAATACCGCAGCAGAAGTTCTTGCAGATTTTGCATTGACTGATCCTGAATACATTGCGGCATCATTATATTTCTCACAATCGCCTTCTCCTGAAATCCTTTGGATTGGTCGTCAGGAGCTTGGAGTTGAGTCAGTTGTGGAAGCATTGCAGGCTTGTCGTGCAGCGAACTTTGAATGGTATATGGCAGTTGCTCTCAATGCAGTCTATGCAGATAATATTGCATGTGCCGCTTATATTGAATCGGCAACTCCTGCAAGCCTGTATGGATTTACAACGGGGGATGCGGATTGTTTGACAGGCACGGCATCTCCTCCGGATATCTTCACTTATTTGAAGTCGCTGAATTACTCCCGAACCATTGGCCAGTATGCAACGACACAAAGCGGAGTTTATCCCAATAACATTTATGCCATGTGTGCGATCATGGGCTATGCGATGGGACAGAATTCCGGTCTAGCAAATTCCACATTCACGCTGAAGTTCAAGCAGGAAATCGGCATCTCCATTGAACAACTGACCCCTTCCCAGATCAGCATCATTGAAGGCAATTACGGGAACTGTTACCTGTCTTATGGTAATTACTACACCATCTTTGAACAAGGCAAGATGAGCAACGGAAGTTTCTTTGATGAGAAGATCAATCTGGATATGCTAGTGAATAATCTCCAGTTGACCATTATGGATTTGCTCTATCAGAATCCGAAAGTCCCGCAGACTGATGCAGGTGTCACCCAGTTGATTCAGTGCTGTAATGAAGCATGTGAGGAAGCAGTGCGAATCGGATTCCTTGGTCCCGGAGTTTGGAAGGGCGTGAACGTTTTAAATCTGTCCTATGATGATGTGTTGCCAAACGGTTATCTGGTTCAGGCAGAATCACTGGCAGATCAATCACAGGCAGACAGGGAAGCCAGAGAATCTGTTCCGCTTTATGTGGCGATTAAAGAAGCAGGTGCAGTGCATTCAGTTTTAATCGGGGTGTATTTGAACAGATAAGGGGTTACGATATGTTTGGTTTATCTGATCATACAACATACAGTTTTTTGGATATTTCTGGTTCGATGTTTCATCCAAAGATCGGTCCATTTATCTTTACGGGAAATGGTGTTGGGCGATTGACAATTCAACCGACAGGGGAAAGAACTGAACATGATTATGCAACAGATGGTACAGTAATAATCACAAAAGTGCCTCCTATTGGTGGAAAAATAATCATCCAGTGTCAACAGGTGAGTACCGTAAATAGTTGGCTGTTGTGGCTATACTCTATCATTTCAAGTCCTTTAGGAGACGATAATGACTGGGGGAGAATGGTGGTATTGATCAGGGATGTCCAGCATGGCACTCAGTATAATATTCGAGGGGTATCGTTTTCAAATATCCCTGAAACTAATTATGCGGGGGTAGGCGAACATGTTATTTGGAGTTTGCCGTATGCTGCTATGCTGGTATTTCCGCCTCATCCGACTGGAGCAGGACAATTATCATCAATTGCAAGAAGAATATTGGGCAGTTAATAATAGAAAATAAAAACGAGGAGGAAGAAAATGGAACATACTACATACAGTTTTTTAGATTTGACTGGTGCTTTGTCCCATGCTCAGTTGGGTAATTACATATTTACTGGGCAGGGAGTAGGAAGTGTAACGGTCGCTTATGCCACGGATAAATCAGCACATGATTTAGCGGCAGATGGTGTTGTAATGGTAAGTAAACTGGCAGGTAAACAAGGAACACTCACTATCGCCTGCCAGCAGACAAGTGCTTTGCACAAATGGTTGTTGAAGTCCTTAAACAAGTTGTTTGATTTACCAACATCTGAATGGGCGCAAATGTCTGCAACGTTGAGAAATACGTCCGATGGTACTTCTCATATTATCACTGGAATTTCTTTTGGGAAACATCCTGATAAAGCCTATGCTGCAACAGGAGCACAGGTCACATGGACATTGTGGGCAGCGTTTATTGATTCCAATGTTTCATAAAATAAAAGAAAAAGGAGAAAAGGATCATGGTAGTTAAAAAGAGAGAAGCATTTAAGGATGTAGAATTGAGTGGACGCAGGTGGAGAGTTGGCCGGTTTGATGCAATGACAGGCAGTTATATCACGATGCTTGTCTTAATGCAGATGTTACCGATGGGATTAGATGAGCAAGTTGGTCTTGGGGCATTAGGTAAAGGAAGATCATTGATGGATAAGAAAACATTCTTTGATGTTCAAGCAGACTGCTTGAAAATCTGTTCTGAATTGCAACAAGTAGGAGAATCCGTTGCCCCTATCCCAGTTATGCTTTCTGATGGAAGATGGGGGGTTGGTAATGTGGAAGATGATGTGACCACAATTCTAGCTTTAACAATTCATACATTGATTTTTAACATTTCCGATTTTTTTCAAGAAGGCGCATTGAACGACCTAACCAAAACGTTCTCGGGTACGAACTTGTTCAATGCGAAGGAATAGATCCGTTTGCGTATGCGCCTGTATTTGCTGGAGATTGGAAACAACATGAAGTGTGGGATGGTACATATACATTCAAAGATTTATTAGATTGGCATGAAATCGCAGATGTAAAGGCAGAGAATGAAAGACGCCATAGGGAATGGCAGGAAGCAAATAAAAGTTTAGGGATAATTTAATGGATGCCGAAGTTTTTAAAAGCTATCTTATAAAATTAGGTGTGCAGGTTGACACCGCTGCCTTTGATAAAATGAAGCAGTTGTTGGGCGATCTTGAGAAGGCAATGGGAAAGAATGCCTCCTCTATGGGATTGCAAATGGTAAAAGGTGCCGGACTTGCTGTCGGTGCTTTAGCCATGATTGACGCTGCAATTGTCAAAACAGTAAAGGCAATTGCAGACGCCGATATGCAATACCAATTACTTGGTCAGCGGATGTTTATGTCCACTGATGCAGCCAAAGCGTTTAAACAGGCAACTGACACATTAGGTAAATCCCTAGAAGATATTGCATGGAATAAAGAGTTAAAGGACAGATATGTTGACTTGGTTCAACAAGTCAATCAACTGAAGCTTCCAAAAGAATCGGCAGAGATGTTCAAGGGTGTTAGAGATATTGGCTTCCAATTTGACAGATTAAAGTTGGCATCAACACAAGCCCTAGAACATATGGCGTATAATTTGGTGCGAATCAATAAAGGGGAGATGTTTGATTTTAGAACCCAATTGAGTTCATGGGTCGATGATTTTATAAAAAAGGTTCCAGAATACGGAAGGAAACTTGCAGAATGGCTACAACCTTTTATTAAAGTTACAAAAAGTGCAGGTAAAGCAATTATGCAATTGTGGGAGTTTATTCAACCCGGAATAGACAAATTAAAAGAACTTTGGGACAAACTAGATGGTATCCAAAAAATGGGTGCTGTTTTAGCAGTCACTCTCATTCCTCTTTTCTTGATTGGTTCTCCTTGGTTGCTTGGGTTGGCCGCAATTGGCGCAGCCCTGTTGCTCATAGATGACTATATGCACTTTAAAGAAGGGAAGAAATCTCTTCCTCAATTGATTGCACTTTGGGCAACTTTACGTGCTGTGGTTGCATCAGTCCATTTTTATTTGGGTAATATTGTAATTGCATTAGATCATATGTATCATTTCTTTTCGGGTAAAGCACATCCAAGTGGCATGTCGTGGTTCCAGCACACAAAGATGTTCAGTAAGGCAAGACTTAAAGAAATTAAGGAAGGATTATTTGATGCCAAAGAAAAATTGACTGAAGCAGCGGAAAGAGAAAACGCACCCGCTTTGAGAGAAGGAAAAGAGAAAGTAAAGTGGGAAAAGCAATATATTAAAACGATACAGGTAGTTGAAAAAGGAAGAACCCCTTCTCAAAAGGAAATAGATACGGCTTATAAAGAAGCGGTAAAACATGGAAGAGTTGCTCCAGAAGTAATTGGAAAGGACGAAACGCCTGTGGAGGCTAAAGGGGAAACAGCAAAACGTGGCAGGGACACTTCCAGTTCTGCGGTATCTGCTCCAGCCCATTCAGGTCTTACACAATCCGAAAAGAAGTTTTTGACTCAAATATCAAAAGGGGAAGGTACTTCTGAAGAGGAAGCGAGAAAGCACGGATATGCTACGGGGTATGATGTTACTTTAGGTTATGGAAGATATGCCAAAGAAGAAAAACCAGTTTCTGAAATGACTTTTAGAGAATTAAAAGAACATCAAAATAAAATGCTTGCAAAGCAGCGTAGTTTGGGTCTGGGGAAAGACTCCTCAAGTGCTGCTGGGAAATATCAATTTGTAAGAGATACTCTGTTTGGTAAAAAGGGACAACAAGGTCTTTTGAAACAGGAAGGCATTTCTGAAAATGAAGTATTTTCCCCAGAAATGCAAGATCGTTTGGCACTAGCTTTAATTAAGGATGCTACCAAGAAATTTAAAACAGGTAGGATGAGTGCAGCAGAGTATCATAATATAGTATCTGGTCAGTGGGCTTCAGTTACTAAATATGGTGCTTCTGGTGGGTCATATAGGGGACAACGGGCACCAACAACAACCGCAGATTTGGCTCCAATATTTCAATCCTTGAAAAGGGAACCTGTACGGCCTCCAACTTTTGCTAAAACAAAACAATCTGGTCCTGAATTTGCATCGTTACAAAATTCACCTCCTCCGGGGGCAATGCCAATTAGTACAGAAGGTGCTGCTGCCACTGCGCCTGTTTACAATGTGACCTCTGTTATTAATGCACAAACAAATGATCCGGCTGAATTGGCAAGGTTGGCAGCAATAGAAAATAAAAAAATGCTGGTTGCAAGAGAACAGGAAAAAGGAATAAAGAGAAGACAAGGATAGGGGAATCAAATGTTAGAATCATTTAAGCCAGCCTTTTTAGTGGCCAAAAATACATGGAATGTTGCTATCACCAATCTGTCCCCTTCTGCTTTGGTTTCAAAATTTATTGGTGATTCTTACCACCCAGTTGGATGGGGAAGTCATTTTGCATCAGAAGCAAAAAGTGCAGTGTTTATGAAAATGATGCCTAACATTTCTGAAATGCAAACGAAAGAAACGGAGCAAATTGAGTATGGGTATTTCTTTGATGCCTTTATAAGAGAGGGGCATACAGGTTCTGTCAGAATTACTGAACATCCAGTTCAAGGTGGAGCGAATATCAGTGATCATGCTTATAATCTTCCGGATAAATTAACAATTGAGATATTGGTTTCTGATAGCATGGATTGTGTTGTCATGAATCAATTTTCTGAAATGTCAACAAAGTCTATTTCTGCATACCAGCAATTGAGAAAGTTAAAGGAGAAAAGACAACCCTTATCTGTTAATACAAGATTGCATTTTTATGAAGATATGTTGATTGAATCAATGTCAGTAACGAATGATTATAAGTCCGCATCTAGTATGCGTTGTACGGTAATGTTGCGACAAATAATAATGGCAAAAGTTTCAACGGAAACTGTTAAGTCAGATAAAAATTATGCTGCTGCAAAAGATGAAGTGAAAACAAATGCCCCTGTAAAAGAAGAAGGAAGTGTTTTATATGAAAAAGCGTATCCTGATACAGACCCTGATGGTATCTTTACAGGTGCTACTGCCAGAACGGGGAGTATTGGAAGTGGGGCAACAAGGTCTTATTAAGAAGAGGAAAATTTTATGTTTCAAATAATTCCGGTAACTAGCAATCATAATCAAGTGTTTCAAATAACTCTTCAGATAAATGGAGAGAATTCCTCCCTCAAATTCAATGTTAGATGGAACATGACCGCTGGATACTGGGTAATAACAATAACGGATGTGGTTACAGGATTGTGTGTATTGGATTCCCTTCCACTGGTTGCAGGAAAACAATATACAAACAGTTTAAATATTTTAAGAGCATTCGGTTATTTAAAGATAGGGGAATTATTTTTAATATCGACAAAAACAATACCGCCAACAGATTATCCTAACGAAACAAACCTTGGGACAGAGTTTAAATTGGCATTGGGGGATAATCAATGAACGATACAGAATTATTGAAGACTCCAAAATATACTGATACGTTGTATGGGCGAAGATGGAAAGTAAGTGTATTAGTCCCATTATCAGAAGATGTTTCTGCAACCAATGATGATGATAACAGGTTTACGGCTCATATTTTATCTGACAGCTCTAATGAAGATAAGTCTTTAAGAGTGAAGTTCAACATACAGAAATATGGATATACTGCCGTTAATTTATCAACCATTGAAGTGTATAATTTGAATTTGGAAACACAAAATCTCTTAATCAAAAATGGGATGCGTGTGCGTGTGGAAGCAGGTTATGTCAATGGCAATTACGGGTTGATTTATGATTCACCAATATTCCAACCAATGTGGGAAAGAGAAGACAATGTTACAACAAAGGTCACATTTCGATGTGTTGATTGTTTGGATTGGATAACGGATAATTGGGTGGCAACACAAAGCGAAGCTTTACAGTATCAGAAAAATATGGTTTTGGGTATGGCCGGAAAGTCAATCACACCAATTAATTTAAAGGATAGTGATATTTCAGAAGGTATGCCAAATAATCAATTACCACGGTCAAAAGTATTCTTTGGTCCGCCAATGGATTACATACGGCAATACGCACAGCAAGGCGGAACATTGCCCTCTGTTAATGACAAGGACATTGTTATAAGCAGACTACAGGATGCTCTTCCTGAAGGTGCTGAAAACAATGCCATAGTTATTTCTCCGGGAAAGGGTGGACTAATTGGCACCCCACAACAAACACAGGATGGTGTTACTTTTACATGTCTATTGAATCCGAACATCAGAGTATTTAAACCACCTATGCTTGTTAAGCTGGATAATACAATTATTAGACAAGCTGCGCTTCAATGGGGGCAAAAAGGGTTTTCAAGATTAGATGAAGACTGGATGTATAGAGTAATTGGAGTGACTCATGTTGGAGACACAAGGGGAAATGAATGGTACTCAAATGTGATTGGGGCAAATCAGTCTATGGACGGATTGCTCCCATCACAATTTATTACTCAACAAGATACAACACCCTGATCAGGAGAAAATAGATGCCGATAGCCCCGTTACCTATTAATTTGAGATTAGATGATTCTGTTGAAAACATCGACCGTAAAATGGAAAAGATGAGTAATAAAATTCGTGTGGCTTGCCCCGGAGTTGTGACTGCTTTTGATTCTGCAAAGCAAACTGTTTCTGTCCAACTTGCTATTAGAGAAAGGAAGAGTTTTCATGGTAAGCCATTTCAAGATATGGATATCCCCGAATTGAGAGATGTTCCGATCTATATGCCAAGAGCAGGGAACTTTGTATTGACGATGCCTGTGACCGTTGGTGATGAATGTCTGGTGATCTTTGCTGATATGTGCATTGATAGTTGGTATCAATCCGGCGGTACGAAGAATACTCAAATGGATAATCGCAGGCATGATTTGAGTGATGGATTTGCCATTATCGGTCCGTGGAGTCAACCGAAAGTTATATCTTCTTATTCAACTGATTCCGCTTTTTTAAGAAACCTGAATGATGATTCCTAT